CGCATCCACAATAGCACAAACATCATCTGCAACAGCGGATGGTAGATTTGTTATTACTGGTGCATCAACCATATCAGCAGTTTCTTCTGCAACAGCAACAGGTAGACAAATAGATCGCGGACAAGCGATTATTAGTGCAGTATCTAACGTTACAGCATCTGGTACTCAAATTGATAGGGGTGTTGCAACCATAGCAGGAACATCTGGATTTACAGCTGTTGGTATACAAATAGACCTAGGATCTGCAACTATATCTGCAAGTTCTGGTATGACAGCCACAGGTCATCAAATAGACCGTGGTGTGGTTATAGGTCCAGCAGTATCAGGTATGACAGCTACAGGTAGATTTACTGTAGTTGGTGAAGGAACATTTGCAGAAACTAGCGGATTTGATGCACTAGGTGGCATTGTATTAACAGGTGCATCTGTAATTGCACAAACAAGTGGATTTAATGCAGTTGGTGGTCTAAAATGGGAAGATATAATTGTTCCTGGTGAGACTTGGACCGATCAAATAGTAGCAGATGAAACATGGACCGACCAAGCAAACCCAGATACATCATGGACAACATTAGGCGAACAAGACGCAGCTTAAAGGATAAAATTTTATGGCAGATACATTTACAACGAATTTAAACTTAACTAAACCAGAAGTAGGAGCATCTACAGATACCTGGGGTACAAAGATAAACAATGATCTTGATACAGTAGACGGTTTATTTAGCTCTACTGGTACTTCAGTAGCTATGAACTTAGACGGAGCAGTTATAGATAGCTCTGTCATTGGTGGTACTACAGCAGCAGCTGGATCATTCACAACTTTATCAGCAAGCACATCTATAACAGGTACACTAGCTACTGCTGCTCAAACAAATATTACAAGCGTTGGTACTCTTACAGGTTTTACTTCAACAGGTATTGATGATAATGCTACATCTACAGCTATAACTATTGATAGTAGTGAGCAAGTTGGAATTGGATTAACGAATCAAGCTAATAAACTACAAGTAGATGGAGATATTTGTATAGGCAAGGCTACGACATCTGCCGATTTAAAAAGCACACTTAAAATGAGAGGTGCAAATGGCTCTAATCAATTACAAGTATTTGATTTAATTAATGATGGTGAAAATGGCAGGGTAGATTTTAAATACAATAGAGCAGGTAATGCTGCACAAACTATTATGAGTTTTGGTGCAACTGTTGGCAATGTTGGAATTGGAACTAGTAGTCCTTCACAAATTTTAAGTTTAGAAGCATCAGATACAACAGTTAGATTTATGGAAGCTAAAAATTCTGCTGGAAGTATGTTGGTTGGTGTTAATGGAAGTGGTAATGCTTTTGTATCAGGACAAACATCAGGTAAACCTTTAATTTTTGAAACAAACAACACAGAAGCCATGCGTATTGATTCTTCAGGCAATGTTGGAATTGGAGTTACTCCTACTTATGGATTAGACCTTTTAGGTGCTACTAACTATAAAACAGTTAGGATTGGTCAAGCTACAGCAACAGGAACTAAGAGACAAGCAATAGCAGCACGACATTATACCTCTTCAGAACAAGACCATAATATGATTGGTATGTTTACAGATTCAAACACTAATTCTATTTTAAGTATTGGTGGTGGTCTTGGTTCAACAGGAGATTTCAATTCTGTTACTCAAATAGAGTTGCATACTGGAAATGGCACAACAACAGCTACAACTGCTGCTATGACTCTTGATTCTTCAGGTAACTTACAACTAGGAACAACAAGTTCCTCGCAAACTATATTTCAATTTCTTTCAGCTACTAATGGTGCTAATACAATTCATTTTGGAGATGGTTCAAGTGCAGATGCTTATAGAGGATATATAAACTATAACCACACAGGCGATAGAATGGAATTTGCTACCTCAGGCACAGAAAAAATGCGTATTGATTCTTCAGGCAACTTGTTGGTGGGTGCTACTTCAGTATTATCTGGAACTCAAGGATTATATGTTAAAGGTGGTGGAGGTAATGATGTTTGTGCTATACAATCTGGTGGTACTTTAGTCTCACAGAAATTCATAACTTTTTATAATGGGAATGGTGCTGTTGCAGGTAGCATATCAACAACTGGTGGGCAATCAGGTACATCAGTTGCTTACAACACATCTTCAGACTACAGGTTAAAAGAAAATGTAGATTACACATTTGATGCTCTTGATAGAGTTGCACAATTAAAACCAGCTAGATTTAACTTTATAGCTGATGCAGATAAAACAGTTGATGGTTTCTTAGCACATGAAGTACAAGACATAGTTCCTGAAGCTATTACAGGTGAAAAAGATGCAGTTGATGATGAAGGAAATCCTGATTATCAAGGCATTGACCAAAGTAAACTTGTACCTCTTTTAACTAAAGCTATACAAGAACAACAAACACAGATTGAAGCCTTACAATCTGAAATTAACTTACTTAAAGGAGAATAATAATGGCAAATACATATACATGGGATTGTAAAACAGTTGATGTTTACCCAAATCACGACAGTCATTCAGACGTTGTTTACAACGTACACTGGAGACTAAACGCAGAGAGCGATCAACAAGACGCTGAAGGTAATAACTATTCAGCTTCTGTTTATGGTACTCATAGCGTTAATGCAGATGATATATCAAGCTTTGTACCCTTTGCAGATCTTACCAATGACACAGTTACTGGTTGGGTTACAGCAGGCATGGGTGACGATGAAGTAGCTAGTCTAAAGTCTAGCTTAGATGATCAAATCGCATTACTGATTACACCAACATCTGTTACTAAAACTATAGGTTAAACAATGGCACTATTGCCTGTAACTCCGCCAGCTGGCATAGTCAAAAACGGTACTGACTATGCTAACAAAGGTCGTTGGGTTGACGGCAATCTTGTGCGTTTTGAAAACGGCTATCTTAAACCGATTGGCGGTTGGTCTAAACTAAAAACTACAGCACTTGATGGTGAGCCTATAGGTATGTATGCCTATAAGGACAACCTGGGTGCATCTGTTTTAGCTGTTGGTACAAGACAAAAGGTTTATGTTTTATACGACAACACATGGACTGATATAACACCATCTGGTTTTGTAAACGATGCTTCTAATGATCCTCTTGGTTATGGTGCATACCACTATAACGTAGAAGATTATGGCGATGCTAGAAGTCAATCTGGACTACCTCTTGATACAGGTCATTTCTCCTTTGATAACTGGGGTGAGGATTTAGTCTTTTGTTTTTCTGGTGATGGCAAGATATACAAGTGGAGGCCAGTTTCAGGAGGAACAGCTGATACCATTGGCACAGTCGTAACAAACGCTCCTACAGGCTGTCAGGCTGTCCTAGTAACTAATGAAAGGCATTTAGTTGCTATTGGTTCTGGTGGTGACCCTAGAAAGGTAGCATGGAGTGATAGAGAAGATAGAAACACTTGGACATCTAAAGCTACTAATACAGCAGGTGATGTGCAAATACCAACAGGCGGTCGTGCATTACTAGCAGTCAAATACCAAAACGATGTTATGGTTTTTAGTGATACTGGTATTGATAGAATGAGTTATGTAGGCTCACCTTTTGTTTATGGTATAACCGCAGCAGGTGCAAACTGTAAAGCAGTTAGTAGAAGATCAGTCGTACAAACAGGGAACTTTCTAGCGTGGATGGGTGAAAACTCATTCTTTGTTTACGATGGTGTTGTTAGAGAAATACCATGCGATGTGCATGATTATGTATACGACCAACTAAATGTACCAGGAAGGAAAGCATGTTGGGGTGGACATAACTCTAACTTTAACGAAATATGGTGGGGTTTCCCAAGCGGTGATGGCATATATCTACCAAACAAATATGTAATATGGAATTACTTAGAAAACACTTGGTCTATAGGCTCAATGGATAGAGGCTGTTGGATTGACCAAGGTGCGTTTGATTTTCCTATTGCTGGTGATTCAAATGGTTTTATATACGAACACGAATCAACCACATTATCTAACTCGCCAAACTTAAATAGTGATGTGCCTTTTTGCACAAGTGGTCCAATAGAACTAGGTAATGGCGATAACTATGTGCAATGTAATCAGATTATTCCAGATGAAGAAGCAAACACATTACCAGGTGTAACAATAAGTTTTAAAGGTAAGTTTACCCCATTAGGTAGCGAGACAGACTTTGGTAGTTTTACCTTTGAAAGCGATGGATATACCGATGCTAGGTTTACAGCAAGACAAGTACAAATGACTGTAACAGGTAGCACAACACAGGATTTCCAAGTTGGTAATATAAGACTTAATTTAAGAAACAGAGGTAGAAGATAATGGATCTATCCTCACAAAGACAATATATACAAAGAATAGAAGTAGCGCACAGCATACTCACAACTACAGACTTAACAACATTTTATACAGCTCCAAGTGGTGATGACTTTACTTGTGCTGTAATTGAATCTATCTTGGTATGTGACCATGATAATCAGCAAACTAAGATTACCTTTACAGTAGATAATGCAGGTACTACTTACACTATATTTAAAGAATATAACATTACTGCTTATGATACAGAGGAGCTTTTAACTAGAAGTATGTTCTTACACCAAGGCGATGTTGTAAAAATACAAGCAGATCGCGCTGGTAATTTAACTGTTTATGCAAGTATTGTTGAGTATGGCAAAGGCGACTAATAAAGTAGTAGACATACAAGAGGCTAAAAGAGAGCCTTGGGAAGTTGAATGGGAAAGGTGTAAGCCTTATATAGCAAAAGCTGTAAAACATCAAGATTCCTATACAATTGATGACATAGAGGATAAAATAAGGAATGGAATATTCCATTTATGGCCAGGCAAAAAGTCTGCATACATAACAGAATTTGTAATATATCCACAGGTGAAAGCCATGAACCTTTTATTTTGTGGTGGTAATTACAAAGAATTAGAAGAAATGCTGCCTTATATAGAAGAGTTTGCTAAGAAAGCTGGCATAAAAAGGCTTTACGGCGGTGGCAGAAAAGGATGGATTAGAAAGATAAAACATCTAGGATTTGAAACAGAATATTTAATTAGAAAAGACTTATGAGTAAAGGAAAAACCACAACAGTATCAGAAGCAAGTTTACCAGCTTTCCAAGAAGCACAATTTAAAGAGCTTTTTGGTGCAGCTAAAGGTGTATCACAACAACCATTCTTACCCTATACAGGACCAATGGTTGCTGGTTTCTCACCAGATCAACTACGACAGTTTCAAGCTACTAGAGGTATGTTTGAATCTGGTATGGGTTATGACCCAACACAAGCCTTACAAGGTATGGCACAAGATCAGTTTAGACCTACCATACAACCTGTTACTGGTTTTGAAGCACCAACCATAGAAGCAACACAAGCTCCAGGCGCAGCTCAAATAGGTCCAGTATCTGCTCCACAGTTCAGGGGTTTACTAAGCCAGGACATAGGAGCCTATCAATCTCCGTATCAACAACAAGTCATAGATTTAGCAATGGGCGACATACAGCGACAAGCTGACATAGCGCGTGGCGGTGCGCAGGATAGAGCAATTAGAGCAGGTGCTTTCGGCGGTTCAAGATCTGCATTATTAGAGTCTGAATCACAAAGACCTTACGCAGAACAAATGGCTAGAACAGCAGCTGGTTTAAGACAATCTGGTTTTGAGCAGGCGCAAGCAGCAGCACAAGCTGATTTAGCAAGACAACAACAGTTGGGTATGTTTGGTTCAGAGCAGCAGCAACAGCGTGCATTACAACAAGCACAACTTGGTCAACAAGCAGGTATCTTTGGTGCAGAGCTTGGACAACAAAGAAGGATGCAACAAGCACAACTACAACAACAAAGACAATTAGGTGGCTTAGATATTGCTGGCAGAGCTGCATTAACACAGCCACAATTAGAGATGCAGGCAAGACAACAAAGAGCAGGCTTGCTAGGTGGCTTACAAGGACAGCAAATACAACAATTAGGATTGCTAGGAGGCGCAGGTGCGCAGCAGCAGGCTTTACAGCAAAGAGCAATCGATGCACAAAGAGCAGAATTTGCAAGAGCTCTTGGTTATGGACCTCAACAAATTGGCTTATTACAAGCTGGTATGGGTACACCATTAGTAACTACATCAACAACTGGTAGCCAAAAAACTGGATTAGGCGATGTATTAGGTGGCGCAGCTGGTTTATTAGGATCTGCATGGACAGGCAGTTTTAATCCTTTTGGTTTTTTAAAGTAGGAAATTTATATGGCAATTTTAAATAATCAACCATTTATAAACACAGGTTTATTTGATGATATTAATAAAACTAATAATCAAGTAAGTTCTATGAATATACCTCAGGCACCTCAAGCACCTCAAGCACCACAAGTGCCACAGATTGACCCAATGATTAAAAGGCAAAGATATGGAAACATGATGCTTGCTTTATCTGATGTTTTAAAAGGAAGAGATCCATCACAAGGCGTTTTACAAAGACAGCAAATGATAGCTCAGCAACAAGCACAGGCTAAACAACAAAAATTAATAGAAGATTACAAATTAAAAAATCCAGAAACGGCTGATCGTATTGACGCGATAATGGCAGGCATACCTGAAAGTATAGTCACACCAAGAATACCAAAAACTCCATCATCCTACCAAGAATATGTATTAACTTTGCCACCAGGTGAAAAACCTACTGGTGCTGGTTATGATGCATATATGCTAAGAAAACAAAAAGCTGGAGGAACCGTTGTTCAATTAGGAAAAGAAGAAGAAGAATATGTAAAATCTTTAGCTAAACTTGGTGAAACAGATATTACAGAGTCCAGAAAAATTGCAACAACAAGCAGAGAGCTAATACCAAGATTGCAAACAGCGCAAATATTATTACAAAATCCAGACTTTGTAACAGGTCCATTAACAGAAAAGTTTTTACCATTAAAGAAACTTTATAATGACTTAACTGGACAAGATCAAACAGAAGTAAGTGGACAAGAATTGTTCCAGGCTCTTGCTAACTATACAGTACCAAGAATGAGGCCTCCTGGATCTGGTGCAACTTCAGACTTTGAAGCTAATTTATTTTCAACAGCAACCATAGGGTTAGGTAAATCAAAAGAATCTAACGAATTGTTGGTTGCAACAATGATTCAGCAAGCAAAAAGAGATCAAAAATTATTAAAAGAAAAAGAAAAATATTTTTTGAAAAATAAAGGTAACACAGTTGGTTTTGAACAATACCTAGAAGAAAATAATTTAGTACCTCCTTTATATCAGCAGATTAATTTACAAAGCCAAGACATTGGTGAATTTTATGACAAAGGATTGATTAGAAATGGTGAAGCTTATATTGATATGACAAATCCAAATTTCCCAAAACTAACGGTCTTTAGAATAGCGGATTTTGACTAATGGCAAACTATAAAGGAAAAAAATATACACCAAATAAATCTGTCGTAGATAGATCTAAAATAGGTGGATTTAAAGATATTGTAAGATCTGCACTAGGACAAGGCTTGGCTTTTGGTTTCGGAGACGAGGTTGAAGCTTTTACAAGATCGTTAGCCAGCGATAAAGATTACGATGATATAGTTGAAGAAATCCGTGCAGAAATTGAATTATTTAGAAAAGAAAAACCAGCTTTAGCTTATGGCTCTGAAATAGGTGGTGGTATTCTTACTGGTGGTTTAGGAGTTGGAAGAACGGTATTGGGAACAGCAGGAAGAAGTGCTTTAACTGGTGGAGCTTATGGCGTGGGCATGGCAGAAGGTCCAGTTGAAGAAAGGCTAAAATCAGGTGCTGTTAGCGCAGGTTTATCTGGCATAGCTGGTCCTGTTTTACAAAAAGTGTTGCCAACAAAAACACCACAAGCAAAAGAACTAATGGAAGAAGGTGTTGAGCTTACTCCAGGTCAAGCTATGGGCGGCGCAGAAGGAAGTGTAATAGGAAAAGGTTTACAAAGATTAGAAGAAACTGCTACATCTATACCAATGCTAGGAACTGGTGAAGCCTTACAAAAATCAAAAGAAACTTTTAATATGGCTGTTTACAATAGAGCGTTAGATAAAATTGGTTATCAAATGCCTAAAAATATAAACATAGATGACGCACCAAAAATTTTTCAAAAAACTATATTAGATAGATTAAATCAAACCGTTTCTACTTTAAAGGTTAAAAACATCCCAGAGTTACAACAAAATATTTTTAATGTTTTGTTAGATAGTCCATTATCTTTAGCAGAAAAAAAGACTATTAATAATAAATTAAATAAAATGATCTTTGAAAAAAGTAAAAGAAAAACTGTTAGCGGCCAATTAGCTGGTAAAGATCTACAAAAAGCAGATTCATACTTAAACAAACAAGCTAGGAATTATTCTACAAGCACAGACGCAGCGCAAAGAGAAATAGGTGATGTATATTCTGATATCTATAGTGTTTTCTCAGACCATTTAATAAAAAATAATCCGCAATCAGTAGTAAAAAATTATAAAAATGCAAAAAATGCTTATGCTGATTTATTGACAATATCAAAGGCTGGCACGGTAGCAGCTGGAGATTCTGTATTTACACCAAAACAATTATTAAGACAGTCCAGAGCATTAGATCCAACATCTGCAAAAAGAAAAAGTTTTATTGGTGAAGGAAGATTACAAGATATTGGAAGGCTTGGTGAGGATGTTCTTGGTAGAGAGATACCAGAATCAGGAACAATACCTAGGTTTTTAACATCTTCAGCTGCGCTTGGCGGTCTTGGTGCTGTAGATCCTTTGTCTGCTGGTATTGCTAGTATGACACTTGGAGCTTACCAAAGTCCTTTAACACAAAGATTATTATTAGAATCATTGAGCGCAGGATCACAGGCGGCACAAAGGGCAGCTCCATTAGTAACTACTGAACTTGCAAATCCATTAATAAAATAACCCATGTCACGCCAATCAGAAAGAGTTGGCCGATCTGGAGAATACTTAGTAGCCTCGCTGCTTTCTTTACACGCAGATACTGTAATGATAGTTCCGCACAGCGCGGAGGCTGACATTGTTTTTGATGTTGACCATAATCTATATAAGTGCCAAGTTAAAACACAATCTAAAATACAAACACATAGAATCTCATGGCAGTTTGATTTTAGACGTGGTGCTTTTACTAAAAGCAGGCAATACGAAAAAAATGCAATAGATGTTTATGCTTTGGTTGCTTTAGGTCCACAAAAAGTTGTCTTTACTTTTGCAGACGGAAAAAAACAGATGACCATTAAAGACAAAGAAATGCAAGCGATGGACTCGCTTAAAAATGTAGAAAACCTATTTAAAGAGCTTCGATGTCAACAGACACTTTAGGTTCTTCGTAATGCTTTACAGAGTTCATACCTAAAGATATTAGATACTCAACCACTCTATGTGGTTCTTTCTGTTCGCTCTCACAAAAATCCTTAAACTTTTTAGCAAGATGTTTATTTACATATATAGGCTTTCTTCCGTTCCTTTCGTTTAAGATACGATCATCAAACTCATATAAATTCATAGCTACCTCCTTGGTAAGTCCTTACAACTCCTCGTAATATTTAACTAACTCGTTTAAATACCATTGACATTTTTTTAAGTCCTGAATGTTCTCTTCTTTATCCTTATGTCTATATAAATATTTCCAGATATTGCCTTCTAAATAAGCTGCATATCCTTTAGATCCTAACCTGTCTCTAATTAAAGTTATACATTCCACTATTCCCTGGTAATGCTCTGGCCTGTTTACCATGTCTGGTTTTATATCAGCAATTTTATTTTTGCTGTTTTTGCCAGCTTGATCCCATTCTTCTTTTCTTATATCGTCTATCGACATATTTTCACTCCTTTTTTGTAATTAACTGTTGTATTCAAGTACATTTGCATATATATTATAACAAATCAAAACAAAAAGGGAGATTAAATGGAAAAAGATAAAATCTTTTTAGATACTAAGCAACTCGCTCAAAGATGGAGAAGATCTCCAAGAACCATAGAGGGCTGGCGCGCAAAGAAAACAGGGCCAGACTATTTAAACCTAAATGGTAAAATTGTATATGATATTGACGAAATCATAGAGGCAGAAGCAGAAGCAAGGGTATCACATGAAACACGCCAAACTTAGCCCATCAGCTGCTGAAAAATGGACTAATTGTCCAGGTATGCCTACCCTTGCAGCAAAAGTTGATTATCAAGTTGGCTTGCCTGCCGCTGTTGGTACTTTAATTCACAACATGACAGAACAACTATTAAAAGGATTTTTAGTTGATGTCACACTTGAAGATTATTGGCTTGGTAAAAAAGAATATGTAGAAGATTTTGAAATAACAGTCGACCAAGACATGATTGATTGCGCAAAGATTTATGTGGAATATGTGCAAGAGAGAGCAAAAAGATTAAACGGCAAATTATTAGTAGAACAAAAAGTTAGATGCCAAGAAATATCAGAAGATCTATATGGTTATGCAGACGCACTAATAATCACTCCACATAAAATGTGCGTTATAGATTTAAAAACAGGTAAATATCCTGTCAGTCCAGAACACAACAAACAAGCCATGATATATGCAGTTGGTGCATTATCTCGTTATGGCAATGAAGATACTGAAGTAGAGATTACAATAGTCCAGCCACGCGCAACATGGGGTGGCGGACCTATCAAGACATGGAACACCACCGCAGAGTTTCTGGTGGATTGGGCCTACGATTTCTTACAGCCGTGCGTGGATGCATGCTTGGAGGAAAACCCTGTATACGTTTATGGGGATCATTGTCGCTTTTGTAACGCAAGAAGCATCTGCGATTTATATAAACAATATAACAAAGGAGAAACTAATGAGTGAAAATAGTGAAACCAAAAACGTTGAGGAACCAACAATTAAGTTTGCGGATGATGGCAAGGAACATAAGGTTAATGAAATGCCAGACAATGCAAAAGAGTTGATGGCTCGTTGGCAAGAAAAGAAACAAATCAGAGATGATTTTATTATAAAAGCTAATAATGATATTGATGATTTAAATACCTTACTTGGTTCTTATGAGGCTCGTATGAAAAACATATTAGAGCCAACAGAAGAAAAAAAGATTGAGGTGCAATAATGTCATTAGCTGATATAAGAAAAAAATCCGTACAAAAACCACCAAGGATAATAGTTCATGGTGAGGCAGCTGTAGGTAAAACATACTTAGCATCGCAGACAAAAAATCCAATTATGTTGGATGTCGAGGATGGTCTAGGTAAGATACAAATGGATAACATACCGTGTAAATCTTATGCGGATGTCATGGAAAATCTTGATGAGCTTGCCGTTGAAAAACATGAATACAAAACTGTTTGTATTGATTCTTTGGACTGGTTTGAGAGATTGTTGTGGGAAAAGGTTTGTGCAGATAACAACTGGGCTTCGATCGATCAACCTTCCTATGGAAAAGGCTATGCCGAAACATTGAGGTACTGGGGTCAGTACATAGAAAAACTTAACAAACTAAGAGATAAAGGAATGATGATATTCCAGATATGTCATAGTGAGGTAAGAAAAGTGGAAGATCCACGAATCGAAGCTTACGACAGATACTCTCTTAAACTTCATAAGAAAGCTTCAGCATTATTGTTGGAACACTCTGATGCATGTTTTTTTGCAGCTAAGAAGTTAGGTACTATTAAGGTGCAGGGTAAAAGTGGTATGACTACTAAAACTGTATCTGGAGATAGAATTATTTATCCAAACAACGACCCAGCGTATCTTGCAAAAAACAGATACAACTTACCAGATGAGTTGCCAATGGACTGGAACGCAATCCGTGAGGAGATGTTGAAGTGATTGATACTAAAGAACTTAACGAACACTTTTGTGATGATGATCAACCACAATACGATGAAGATGGATTTTGTCGTCATTGTGGCGAATCACAAAATGATTGTTCAGAATATAAATGTTGGATTTAACAAGGAGTAAAAAATGGATTTAACAAAATATGATTTTGATAACACAGATTCTGGTTCAGAATCACAAGCAAAGATTGAACCTGGTGTTCATACTTTAAACTTTGATGGATATGAAGTTGTTACTGGTAGAAATAACTGGGAAGCAATTAAAGTATTCTTTACCGTTGGTAGTTCAACATTCAGAATTAATCATGCGTTTACAGTAGGACATGATAATCCAGATGTTGTAAGACGTGGCAAACATTCATTTAAAGCTATGGCAACTGCAATGGGTTTAGGCTCATTAACATCTATGGATAAGTTCATGGACAAGTCAGTCGTAGCTCCAGTAATAATGGATAATGATGACAAATATATGGTCATTGATGAAAACTTTGGTAAGAACTGGCAACCTGCAACTGAATCAGCTGCAAAGCCAAAACCAAAAGTTGAAGATGACAATATTAAAACTGGTCCTAGTGAAGCAGACTTAGATGCAATGGGTACTACAGTGGCGAGCGAGGATGAAGCACCATTTTAATTTTAATGGTAAAAACAGGCCCACTCTTTGCGGATATTGTAAAAATCCGAGTGGGCCACTACTTTATAAAGACGGAGATTATTGGTTAGGTGCGTGCAGTATGGATCATTTAAAAAAGATTAAAGAGGGTAAAAGGTTACCAAACAAAGCACAACTCAATGACGAAGGTGTTGAATACTCCATAGCACAAACCAAGGATATATATTTAGAACTATCCAGAGAAGAAGGTAATCAAGCATTACACAAGTGGGATAGGGATAAGAGAAAAAAAGTTTTTACTTCTATAGTAAGACAATATTTAAACTGGGCTAATGCAATAGCTCAACAAGACGATGAAAGGGCAAAACATGGATCTGACGAAATACTTTCCAGAAGGAAATAATTTAGAACAAAACAAACCAAAAGATACAAGCGATTTAATTAATGAAATGCAATCACAGGGATTGCGAATAGATCACTTACAAATAACAGGCGAAATAGTAAGAGTACCAGTTAATGAAATGGCTGGTATAAAAGCTGACTCTGGTGGCCAAAGATCTGGTTATTATGTGGTTAATGAACTTAACGGCAATTACTTCGCAACCTTTGGTAATTGGAAAACAAGCTTTGAGGGTAAATGGTCTAGCGTTAATCATCAAGCTATGACAACTCAACAAAGAGAAGATTTACAAAGTCAATTGCAGGAGGCTAAGAAAAGGTCCGAAGAGGCTAAAAAACAAAGGAACAACGAAGTGGCCGATAAAGTTAAGGGTTGGCTCGAATCTTACGCGAATGTTGTTGAACATGAATATCTCACAAATAAAAAAATTAAAAATTATGGGTTAAAGCAACACCAGGATTCCTTGGTTTGCGGTGTGTATTCTACAACAGGAGACATACGTTCTCTACAATATATTGATAAAAAAGGTCAAAAAAAATTCGTTTCTAATTCAGAGATAAAAGGAAACATATTTCTTATTGGAGCTGACATAAAAGACATACCCAAATTAGATAAAATTATATTAGCAGAAGGTTATTCAACCTCTGCAAGTATTTATGAAGCAACCCAGATTCCTGTAGCTTGCGTATTTTCTGCCAATTTCGTCATGGCAGTAGCCCTTCAAATACGCAGGCTTTCAGGTGCTAGAATTATAATTGCGTTAGACAATGACGAAAGCGGAGTTGGTGAAAAGAAGGCACAGGAATGTGTACAAGCGGTAACCAATTCATGCGTGCGTTTGCCGAGCGAGCGTGGAGATTTTAATGACTTATATTTAAAACATGGTTTAGATAAGGTGAGGCAAGAACTTACTGAATCTAAATTTAATATTAAAAAGTATGCAATTCGTAACTTAGTAGAAAAACCAGAACCACAAAAGTTTTTAGTTGAATCATTTATCCCACTTGCTAAACCAGGAATATTGGCCAGTTCAGGTGGAGTTGGAAAGTCTTTATCTTTACTACAACTAGCATTAGCAATTGCAAAAGGTGGTACCTGGTGGGGTAAACCAATAAACGAGCATGGATCTTCAGTGGTCTTTTGCGCTGAAGATGACCTGGTAGAGGTTCACAATAGGATTGATATGCTGGATCCACTTGGAGAAAGGTTTAGACATAATAATGATGTTTATGTATTTCCTGTACCAGATCAAAAAGAGCCATTGATATTATTAAGAGAAGAAGGAATTACTGAACAAGCACAACAAATAGTAGAAGAGCTTAAAACCATAGATAACTTAAAGCTTGTAGCTTTTGATCCACTCCAGGCGTTTACAACGGCTAGTGTTTCACAAAGTAATGAAGCTGGTCAGCTCTGGGGATCTTATTGTGCAATGATTAGTGCCAACATTGGTTGTACTACTTTGACCACTCACCATATTAATAAACAAGCCATAAGTAATGATAGTGATGATCCTTATTCTCATAAGAGCGACATCAGGGGCGCATCGAGCATCACGGACTCAGTACGTTTTGCAATTTCGATGTGGGTACCAAGTGAATCAGATGCTGAACAACTCTGCGCACAGGCCAACATACCATACGATAGGTTGGGTGTGGTTAAAGCTGCATTGGTTAAATCTAACTCTGGTAATGTGGATTATGGTGTACAAACTCTAATACGAAAAGATGGAATTTTAGAGCCGATTGAGTCGTTACCAAGGACGGATTATGAAATCAACTTTTAACAAACATGCGACAAAAATGGTACCTGCTTGCGACAAAAATGGTATCTACTATAGACAACTTGTCGCATATATCCATAACATACCATGTTATAGGAGTCGGAGAAACGCTAAGGCGTTTTCCTCCTCCAGGAACGCAAGCAAGAACGGAAGCGTGCGTGCATGATTAGAAAGTTCGATAGAAAAAATAAAGATTTCTGGTGGGTGGTTCCAGTAGAAGTTCCCAAGCTACATAGAAGCGGATTAGTCCCACTTGCATGCGTGAGTGATAATTATATGAAGATGCGCTCATGCGTGTGGAAGATCTACAGGCGTGAATGTGGGCGTGAGGATCTGAGCGTGAGTGCGAAGCTTTTACTCTGGGCGGTATGTGAGAGGTATCGATTTGAAACTTTTAGTTCTCACGATGCAGTTAGTTATTATTGCAAGATGATTGGTGTTAGTAGACGAACTGCTGGTAGGGCCATGAAGGAGCTGATAGAGAGTGAGGTTGTCTGGTGCGTGCTTGAAGGCGTGGAGGGTAGGTTAAGGAAGAGCCAGGCGAGTGGGAAGAAGCATTATCTGTTGGTTAGTTTAGCTTACGAGATTATTAAGGAGAGCTAGACATACCTGGAGAGGAGTGAAAGGGGGATCGTGGTCTGAAGATACGCCTAGGCTCTGTAGATTCATTATAATGGTAAATGGGGGTAATACCTAATCTTTTTTTCGTGCGTGTGTGAGGCGAGTCCTCCGTACTTGCGTGGGGGACCAGCGAGAGACTTTATAGGGGGTTGTCATTTATGGAGGTTAATGACGCTCTCGCTAGTCGTAACTTATTGCTTGCGGTCGATTATTACTATTGCTAATGAGGTTAGTAGTAGCATGAGTGCGAATACTCCAGATAGCGATAGTATTATTTTAATAATCAGTTCAAGCATTAAATATATTTGGTTATGGTTTTATAAACAATTTTATTCTCTTTTAACATTTTTTCAACCTGGTTGTTTATGTCGTTTATGCTTGGGTTACCTGGCATTTCAAATTCAATTGTTACTTGGGTTATTTGTTTCTTGTCGCGCTTCTTAAAAATACTATCCCAATTATTTCGTATCTTGTTTATATCTTCTATGCGCCTGCCTGATCCTTTACCTGACATTTTTTACTCCTATACTGTATTGATATCGTAAAGTATAAATTCCGCTAAGAAGTTTATAATTTCATCGCGGTCATCATCTTCATTTAAACCATAGTTTCTAGCTACAGTATTTATTTCATCATCAATTAAACCTTTTCTATCTTGATTTAATAATTGGTCAAGTATAGTTTCAAATTGGTTTTCTAGTTGTTCTTGGTTATGTAAGTTGCTCATACTGGATTCCTAAATAAATGAAACAATGCTTTTAGCTGTTCTTTGGTTAAATGTCTAAGGTGCTTCGGAATATTGTTTCTGTCCATTCTAAGCCTCTACCTTGCCATCTTTTGTTATGTAGGCTATGTGCATATCATTTTCATCACGAAGCAAATATCCGCCCTCTCCTGTCGCTTTAGAGTGTGTTCTGGAAATGTAAGGTAATTGAGTACCAAAACCCCTATCTCTAAAATAAGCTGAATATTTACCAAAAGCTATATCGAAATTCATATTCTTTGCCTCCTTTCTTTTGCCACTTTATTGTTATGATCTCTAACCATATTTATATCTGGTTGGATATCTTCCAGAATTATTTTTCTAACCTGGCTAACCGTAAGATCTCCAAGATCTTTGGTTATTATTTGAATGTCACCAAGTTTAGGAATCCATGTTTTATGATATTGTTTGTCCTGGCAATCTAAGTTGTAACACCAGTCAATAATATTTCCGTTTATGTTTATTGAAAAGATCATTTTTCTTTATCCTTGATGATTAGCGCGACTGCATAAAGACAGAACGCCATAAATATAAGTATTGGTAATAGTTGAATGTCCATTATTTATCCTCCCTGGTACTTGGTTTACCATTTGGGAAAGTCAAAGCTTCGCTAAAGATCTTCCAGTCATCTGGAGTCATAGCTATCTCTGCTTTCTTTGGATCTACATTGTCTTTGAGTCCATACTTCTTACGCATTTGTCCAAGGATGCTTTTATGTGATTTGGTTTTTAAAGCCATTACGCTGCCTCCAATTCGTTTTCTGCCCAGGGGTTTGGTCCGTTACCATCTTCCCATTTCACATCGTAGCCAAAGTCACAATAATATCTGTCTCTTACTGCGACCTGGACATGGCCCTCATTCTCAAACGTATCTGCATGAAGGTCGAAGATCCCAACGATAGTTCCCTTCTCGTTGTACTCTTCGTGTATTAGTTTTACTTTGTCACCAACTTTATATTTAGCCACTATGCCACCTCCTCTATTTTGAAATTTAATATCCTGTTCGTAAGAGCCACCCTCTCTGGACCTTGAAAATCCATCTTGGCAATATCGTAAGCATAGGCAAGATCTGCTTCTGCTTGTTTTTTTGTTGGATAAGTAATCCAATCATTTTTTCTAAAAGCAAACCAGTTCTTTGGTATATCTCCAACATATATACCACCCAACTTTTTACCTTTTTCTGTAATTACATATTTCATTACGCCACCTCCCATTCTTTTTTGTAAGCTATCACATGTCTTTCCAAACCACCTTGGTTGTAGATTGGTTTGTCAGCCTCAGTCTGGCAGCCCAACATGTAAGGGTTAATCTTTTGGACCCTACCATCTTCTAACTTAATAGTTATTGTTTTGTGATAGTAGTTACAAGGCTCAACTTTAGTAACGCTACCCCAGCCACCCACATTAGCCATATCACCCTTGTAATAGATCCTGTCACCAGTATCAATACCGCCAACATATCTCTCGTCATCCCATTTGTGTTTTCTCATTTTTTCTCCTTTATTAATCACAACCACAAAACTATTATAGTACGTTATACTACTTATATCAACCCTTATGAGAAAAAAAGAGGTATTAATTTTTCTATGGTTTCTTGTGCATTTTTATGCAAAATACCTATACCTCCAGCCTTAGTCCAGGCTTCTATATTTTCTAATCTATCATCAATCAATACATGGTTATGATTAGCAAAGACAGCTTTATGTTTACCTTTGATGGTACAAGTTACCAGGACATTTGCATCAACATTTTTTCTGATCCAGGTACATTTATCAGCTGCAACTCTTTGTCTGTTGACATCGCCTGTAGCTGTTAAGATCTCCCAATACTCACCGCTTTGTTTGATATGATCTACCAGGTGATCCATGTCTGCCATCTTTGGTAATTTAAGAAACAAACCATTATTAGATAATTCTAACTTCCTGGTATCGTATTCAGCATCGTGAGTCAAAGGTCCATTTAAAAACTCTGGACCTTCAACGCCTTGGACGAAGTCTGCTAAAACTCCGTCCATGTCTACAAATATTTTTAATTTATTCATCAAGCAATACCATTTTTAACCAGGCATTTACCATAAATATGGTTAGCATAATCGTTTAACTTATTTTTGATTTCCTCTTGCTCAGCATCTTTTTTTGCCTTTTCTTCTTGATCCATCATTGTTGTATTAACAATCTCAACATTTACAAATTTCTGACAATGAAGAATTGTCTTAGTCTCACAGATCTTAGCTCTTTGACCATCGGTCAGCTTAGTAACGTCAACATTTTTTTGGAAATGAGCAAGACTTTCTTTGGTGGCCCATTGAGGATCTAGTCCAATAGTTTTGATATGTCCATCTTCGTTCTCATAAAGAACCTCAATACCACTATAAGTGCTTTTTTTCACAGCGCACCATTTGTCAGTCTTTGGATTTAAAGTCTGGTAACAAAGTCTGTCACCTCTTTTAGTCGTCTCAATCCAATACTTTCTCTTGGTTCTCAATTTGTATCCCCAAGGATAATCCTCTACCGTAACAGCATTATCCGCTGCGTCCTTGTTGTAAATTATATTTATTATCATCACGCCACCTCCTTACATTTGCATTTTAAATAAACAGTTTTCTCTGGTACTGGATTACCAAAACAATCTTCAAAAGTAATTTCTCTTTTACCAGTTCCTAAACACTCCTTGCATGTATTGTCATACACTTTTGCAAACCCTTGTTTAAGTTTGTTTGCCATTACCTTGTCCTCGTTACCATTTGCATCATAACTAATTACATCAAACATCACGCTACCTCCTTTGTTAAAGCGACCCATTTAAATTTATAACCCAGACCTTTGATGATGGTTAAGTCAACATCATTGAAAGTCTTGGTACCTTTCAGTTTAGCCAAAGCTTTTGCCTGGCAACAAACTGGATAGACCAGTTCATTACCAAACACATTTTTTACCATTAGTTTTATTTCCATATTCACTAAACCTCTCTTTTGTTTGTTTCGTGACTTGGCCACATGCTTTGATTGATGATCATATCAACCGTGTTTTTATTTAAACCTTGCTCAGTGTTCCAGGTATCAATTTTTGTTTGATCCCAGTTCGCATGATCACCAGCATTAAAATCAATCAATTCATGGTAACCTCCTTCATAGTCAACCACAGCAACAGTACCTGGTAAACCAATATCAGTTCCGTCATACAACGCAACTCTCTTACCATCCGCTTTCTTTATATCAGCAAAGTAATTTATTTTATTAATATCCATATTTCCTCCTTAACCTGGATAAGCCATTAAAGTTCCAGCATCGTATGCTTCACAATGCCAGCCACATTTCTCTACAAGTTTGTCAAACTCTGGGTTAACTCCAAAAGTTTCTGCCCAACCTGCATACCAATAGTTGTACATTGGTTCTCCGTTGATGGCATCACCTTCGCTACCTCTGAACCAAATACCTTCTTTGGTTTCATCACCATAGAACTCAGCCAATGGTGTAGCTTTTACACCTGGATAGAGTTTGTTGATTTTCTTAATAAGCGTTGCTTCTCTCATAATTCCTCCTTTTAAAATAACAACCACAACTATTAGTATACGGATATATACTCAGATGTCAACACATATACTCACATAATTATTAATTAGTTTAATAAAAGCATATATAAACATTATAAATACACTATAATTAAACGGATTATGAGCAAAATGCCGAGTGGAAAACCAGGAAGAAAAAAGATTATTATTGATGCTGACCAGGTAGAGATGTTAGCTGCACAAGGCTTGGGAATCATGGATATCTGCCGATCTCTTGGTATTGGATGGGATACGTTCAACAAGAATAGAAAGCGTAAAAAGGAAATTTCGGAGGCTCTCGCACGCGGCAAGGCGGCTGGAATGAAAGTAGCCACGTCCGCATTGATGAATCAAATCCACGAAGGCAACTTCCAAGCGATCCAGTTCTACCTAAAAAATAGATCTCCAGAGGAATGGAGCGACCGCCAGGAGGTCCAGCACAATCTAAACCTCAAGGATGTTATGCAAGTCGCGCAAGCACGCGTGATCGAAGGAGAGACGGTTCCAGAGGAAAGGCTAAAGCTAGATGACATTAAGAAGTAAGCATGCATGCATGCACGCACAAGCGTCCGTGCATATTTGCACAAGGATTTTCTTGCGTTCGTGAGCGTGCTAGTAAAAACAGAATTGACCCCCCTTTGTTTATTGGCGGTGGCGGTAATTATAAATACATAGTGAGATAATTTTTTTATGAAATATAAGCCAGAAGATGAAAAAATGTTAATGACTGAGCTTTGGTCACCAGTAATCAAAGACAATCCACTAAACTTTGTTAAATTCGTGTTCCCTTGGGGAATAAAAGACACCCCCCTCGAAGATTTTACAGGTCCAAGGAAGTGGCAGGAAAAAATTTTGAGAGAAATGACAATACACATTCAACGTAATGGTATGAAGGACTTGCCAGAGATGTTTAGAATGGCTGTAGCATCTGGACGTGGTATTGGTAAATCAGCTTTGGTGTCTTGGATTGTTTTATGGATGTTATCAACCAGACTTGGATCCACAGTAATTGTTACTGCTAACACCGAACAACAGTTAAGAAGTAGAACATGGGCAGAGCTTGGTAAATGGCTCACATTATCAATAAATTCTCATTGGTGGGCAAAGACTGCTACAACCATAAAGCCATCTGGATGGTTTGATGAGGCTTTAGAGCGAGATCTAAAGATTGATACTGGTTATTATTATGCCCAAGCACAGTTATGGAGCGAGGAAAACCCAGATGCGTTTGCAGGCATCCATTCATCTTACGGCGTATGCCTGATCATGGATGAAGCATCAGGTATTCCTTCTCCTATTTATTCTGTATCTGAGGGTTTCTTCTCCGAACCCACGCCTAACAGATTTTGGTTTACTTTTTCCAACCCACGCAGGAATCAAGGACCTTTCTACGATTCCTTCCACAGCGCAAAACCATTCTGGAAGAACGAGCAGATCGACTCACGCACGGTTGAAGGCACGGACAAGGATCTCTTCTCCAAGATGATTGAGCAGTACGGCGAAGATTCTACCGTTGCGCGCGTGGAGGTGATGGGCGAGTTCCCATCCGCGGATGATGATACTGTTATACCAATGGAACTAATTAAAAGCGCAGTCGATAGAGATGTCTCTCTTACAGCAAGCGAGCCTATCGTTTGGGGTGTTGATGTCGCAAGATTTGGTGGAGATAAATCTGCACTATGCGTGCGTCAAGGAAACCATGTACTTGAAATACAGTCTTTTCCTTCTATGGATCTAATGCAGTTTTGTGGCCTGATAAAAAATCGTTATGATGATGCTACTGCGATAGAGCGACCACAAGAAATATTGGTTGATGTAATTGGTTTAGGCGCAGGCGTGGTGGATAGACTCGCCGAGCAAAACTTACCTGTGCGTGGCGTGAATGTTGCCGAAGCACCTGCTACGAAAAAAAATTATTTAAACTTGCGTGCGGAGTTGTGGTTTGCTATTAAGGATTGGTTGTCGCATAGAGATTGTAGATTACCAGATGATAATGAATTAGAAGCTGAATTAGCTTCCCCCTTATATAAATATACTTCTAGTGGTAAAATAAAAATAGAAAGTAAAGACGAGATGCGCAAAAGAGGTATTAAGTCTCCAGATAAAGCAGATGCGCTTGCATTAACAATGGCAAGTTCAGCTGCAAGTTTTAGTGGAAGTGGTAGTCAATTCGGCTATAATTTCAGACAACCTCTTAAATCAAGAATAATTAGAGTAGGATAAATGGATTATAAAATTGAAGATTTGATAAAAATGATGAACATACAAAATATGGGAACATTATATCAAAATAAAGATTTGCCTTTTGTAGACAGAGTTATTAATCCACAAGATTATCCAACCCCAAGTATTTTAGATGAAGGTGGTAGGATGCAAACACACTTTATGTCTGCTACGCCAGATAGAGAAGGTAATTGGTTTGCTTATCCAAACATAATTTTTGAAGATGGTAATTATAAAAAGTTAGACCTAAATGAAGATCAAGCTTTAGAATATGCAAAGAAATCTGGCAACATTATTTCTTTTGGTAAAAATAAAAACGCTGCAATAGATTTTTCAAAAAATTATAAACCAGAAGAGTTTAAAGAATATTACAAAGGACTTTTACAGGAATAAAGTATGGCAAAGAAATATAAAGAAGAAGAAATCATGGCCGCAGTACAAGAAGAAGGCGATATGAACGACCTAGTAGGCGTGATTAAATCCGAGATGGATGATGCCAAAGATTTCATACATCAAGTAGGCGCAGAAAGAGCTGAATCAACAGAATACTACCTTGGTACAGAGCCAGAAGGAACTAGCTCATTACAATCAGAGTTTGTATCTACAGATGTGCGAGAAAGTGTTTTGTTTATGTTGCCATCCATCATGCGTACTTTTTTTGGTACTAAGAAGATTGTAGAGTTTGTACCTAAAGGACCAGAAGATATCCAATTAGCAGAACAACAAACAGATTATATTAATTATTTGATCAGAGAAAAGAATCCTGGCTTCCAAGTTTTATATGATGTGTTCAAAGATGCGTTAGTAAGAAAAACTGGTTTTATTAAGGTTTTTTGGGATGACAGCGTAACTGCATCCACGCACGAATACACGAATATAGATCCACAATCCTACCAGGCATTAATCCTTGATAAGAATGTAGAAGTCGTAGAAGAATCAATCACTAACGAAACCATTATTACTTTTGACCCTGTAAGCCAAGAAGAGGTAGTTCAGGAAGTGCCATCAAGTTACGACCTAACGATTAGAAGATTAAAACCAAAAGACCAAGTATGTATTGAGTCTGTACCACCAGAAGAAATATTAATTTCAAGACACGCACGCGACATAGAAACTGCTTCTTACGTTGCTCATAGAATGATTAAGTCAGTCTCTGATCTAGTTGCTATGGGTTACGACCAAGAAGAGATAGAGCAGTATGCAGGTTATGGCGGTAGCGCACTTGACCCAGAAAGCTACGAAGAACAAGAAGCAAGAAACCCATTTGACAACATGGTATACCCAGATAGAAACGATGCTGGTGGTAAAGATGTTTTATACGTTGAGCATTACCTATACTATGATTTTGACGGTGATGGTATTGATGAGCGAATCAGAGTTTGCACAGCAGGTAACGGTTTAGAAGTTCTCAATGTAGAGCCGTGGGATGAACTACCAATATGTATGTTCTGTCCTGACCCAGAACCACACACAGCTATTGGCTCATGTCCTGCTGATTATCTAAAACCAATTCAATCTGCTAAATCACAAATCATGCGTGATACCTTGGATTCACTAGGACATTCAATCTTCCCAAGAATGGGTGTTGTTGAAGGTCAAGTCAACATAGACGATGTGCTTAATACAGATATCGGTCAGCCGATTCGTATGCGTGCGCCAGGAATGGTACAACCCTTTGCTGTACCTTTTGTCGGTAAAGAAGCTTTCCCAGTTCTAGGATATTTAGACGAAGCTAAAGAAAACAGAACTGGAGTATCTAAAGCAAGCGCAGGATTAAACGCAGAAGCTTTACAGTCTACAACCTCCGCAGCCGTAACTGCTACTATGAGTGGTGCGCAAGGAAGAATAGAACTTATATGCAGACATTTTGCTGAAGGTGGCTTAAAAGCTATGTTCAAAACAGTAAACAACTTGGTAATCAAGCACCAAAATGCACAAGATGTCTTTAGATTAAACGGTAAATTTATACCTGTGGACCCAAGATATTGGGATTCAGACAAAGATATGGTAGTCAATGTGGCTATATCTAAATCATCTGACCAAGAAAAGTTCCAAGTTTTAACAGGTCTAGCATCAAAACAAGAACAAATTATGCAAACACTAGGGCCACAGAATCCTCTAGTGTCAATGCAACAATATGCTAATACTTTGACTAGAATGATTGAGTTAGCAGGCTTCCAAGATGCACAGTCATTTATAAATACAGAAGTTCCGCCTATGCCACCGCAACCGCAAGAGCCACCACAGCCAGACCCAGCTGCTTTACTAGCACAGGCTGAAGCTCAGAAAGCACAGGTACAAGCACAGAAAGCTATCATTGATGCAGAAACCGATAGAATGAAAATCATCATGGATGATGATAGACAAAGAGACATTGAAGAAGCACAACTTAGAGTTAAAGCTTTAGAGCTACAGGCTAAGTATGGTGCGCAAATAAACATTGCAGAAATTAATGCTATTATGGAGCGAGACAGAGAAAATATTAGACAAAATGCAAAAGATCAAGCTCAAGGATTATTTACAGGCAATGTACCACCAACACAAAATATTTAATTTAGAAGTATTGGAAGGCGATATGGTTTACGTTGGTAAAGATATAAAAGCAAAAACTAAAGATGACGCATTAAGAATTATGTCTCTTATGTCTGGTGGTGAAGTTAATTCAGATTCGGAAATTATATTTATTGAACAGAAGGAGTTACACTAATGAAATACATAAGAAAGTTTTGGGTATGGTTAAAAGAAACGATACATAAATTTTTAAACTGGTTTGATAGTTTTATGACACCAGCACCAGTTGTTAAAAAAAGAGGTAGGCCAAGGAAGAAGAAATGACACCAGAGTCTTTGCAGGAATTACAGCGTTTATTATTAACCAAACAACCAAGAGGTGCTGTTGGTTCTACAACTCCAGATGTAGGATCTATTACTCCCATGAATCCCTATGAAGCTATACAGGCACAAAGAAGTCAACCAAGCTCTGATCCTGTAATAGCTAACATACAAAGACTAGGAAGAGGCGTAAGAGATTTTTTTGTTCCAGAAACACCTTTAGATATTGCATTAACTGCTTTTGCGCCAGCGAAAGTAACAAAAGGTTTATTAAAACCAGAGTATCTTTATACCCCATCATTTAAAAATAAACAGCTAACAGAAAAAAGGTTTACTGATAGAACACAAGGATGGACTCAAACGCCACAACAACTTTATAGGTCAGCAAAAAGATTAAATCCAGGCTTTCAAAAAGAAATAGCTGATATATCTAAAAACCTTGGTTTAGAAAAAGCACCAAAATATATACAAAAAGGTGAGAGACAGTTTGATGTGGAAATAAAAAGTATGCCAAGTATTCTTGACAAACAGATTAGAGGAAAAAAAGTAAGTGAGATTACAGACCCTGTAAGAACAAGAATATATGTAAATAATCCAAAAGATGCAGACGATGTTGTTGCACAATTAAAACAAAAATATGATGTTTTAGATGAGGGTGAAAAGCTAATCAAATCTTATGGTTTTCAAGCTAGAAATGTTAATGTTGCCTATAAGTCTCCAGTAACAGGTGAAAAAATAGTTGGCGAAGTGCAATTAATATCTAAACCCATGGCAGATGCTTCTGCAAAAGCACACCCATCTTACACAAAACAAAGATCTATCAGGGAAACTTATTTTAAAAAAAATCCAGATTCCACAGAAATACCTGTAGACATAATTAAAAAAGAAGAAGAGCTAATCAAAATTCAAAAGAAGTTTTTTGATGAAGCTAGAAAAGAAATGGATGAAAGTTTCTTAGATGCTGTAGTAACTATTAAATAACGCTAGGTAAGTCTTTACCGATTATCCCAAACCTTTCTTGAAAATCATCTTTATTTATCATATCACCGTTGTCAAAAAAGTCTCCAACTTGCATAACATTAGCAGGAGTCCATTTATTAGTTGTTGGTGATAAAAATAAACCTTTAACGTGACCAGGCTTAGATGGTTTTATAATTGCAGGTCCTTTATTCCACTCAAAATATTTAATTTGATTCGCCATAAATCTATTGTACTATATTTTTAATTTAATATAAATTATACTTATAACCGAGGTATTTTATGGCAATAACATATAGAGGCGAAAGGTTTAGCGGTTACAACAAACCAAAACGAACACCAGGCAAATCTAAAAAGTTTGCTGTTTTAGCTAAAAAAGATGATCAAATAAAACTTGTTAGATTTGGTGATCCTAAAATGACAATCAAAAAAGACCAACCAGCAAGAAGAAAATCTTTTCGTGCTAGACATAAATGCGATACTAACCCACCTGATAAATTATCAGCAAGATATTGGAGTTGTAAAAAATGGTAGCAAAAAAGAAAGGACCAGTTCCAACAAACCCAGCCCTATACGCAAGCGTGAAAGCTGCCGCTAAAAGAAAGTTTGATGTATACCCAAGCGCGTATGCTAATGCGTGGCTTGTAAGAGAGTATAAAAAGAAAGGCGGTAAGTATAGAAATGCCTAGAGATACTGATGGCTTGGCTAAATGGTTTAAAGAGAACTGGGTTGACATAGGTTCTAAAAAAAAAGATGGAAGCTATGAAAAATGCGGTAGAAAATCTGCCAAAGGATCTAAAAGAAAATATCCTAAATGCGTGCCAGCTTCAAAAGCTAAAAGAATGACTGCTTCACAAAAGAAAAGTGCAGTTACAAGAAAACGAGCAAAGCCACAAGGCGTAGGTGGCAAACCCACCAATGTTAAAACTATAATTAAAAAGAAGTGAGATTATTAAAAGATTTATTAGAAAAATATTTAGAATGGTCTTTACAAAAAAAGGCTGATAAAATGTTTTTAAAAGCAAAACAAGGAGAATAATTATGCCAGGATATGGATATGGTAAACCAGCAATGAAACCTAAAAAGAAAAAAACAAAACCTAAGAAAAAAGGAAAGTAATATGCCTTTTAGTAAATACTCACCAAAACAAAAGAAATTAGCTAAAGTCGCAAAACCAAGAAATAAAATTACTGCTGCTGACTTTAAAAAGCTACAAAAGAAAAAGAAAAAGTAATGAAAATAAAAGCACCTAAAGGTTATCATTTTATGAAAGATGGCAAGACCTATAAGCTTATGAAACATACTGGTAAGTTTGTAAAACACAAAGGTGCTTCACTTACAGCAGAACTTCCTGTAATTAAAAAACATAAATGAAACCACAATCTGCCAAAGCTAAAGGCAGAGCTTTACAACAATGGGTTGTAGATAAGCTCGTTGAATTACTTGGCTTCGATCCTGAAGATTTAGAATCAAGACCCATGGGTTCTAATGGTGAAGATATTATTATGGGTGTTCAATCAAGAAAACAATTCCCTTACTCAGTAGAGTGCAAAAACCAAGAATCGGTTAATGTATGGAAAGCATACGAACAATCGCAAGAAAACTGTAAAGCTTACGAACCTTTGGTTATAATAAAGAGAAATAGAACAAAGCCTCTCGCGTTAGTCGATGCTGAATACTTTATAAGGTTACACAATGATAGACAAACTAATACAACCAGTAACGAAGATTCTTGATAAGTTCATACCAGACGCAGATACAAAACAACAAATCGCGCACGAACTTGCAACTATGTCTCATAAACATATTCATGAGATTGCAAAAGCACAAATAGAAGTCAATAAAGAAGAAGCTAAAGGTAGTTGGTTTCAATCATCATGGAGGCCAGCAACAGCTTGGGTGTGTGTTGCAGGATTTGCAGTTAACTTTTTAATTAGTCCTTTATTAGCACCTTTTGGTATTGATGTACCACAAGCAGACACATCTACTATGTTGCCTGTATTAATGGGTATGTTAGGATTAGGTGGTATGAGAAGTTATGAGAAAACTAAAGGATTAACAAAATGAGTTGGGAAAATTTCAGCATAGAAGAGTTTGCTTGTAAACATTGTGGTGAAAATAAGATTGAACACGAGCTTATAGATAAGTTACAATTGCTAAGAAGCGATGTAGGCTTTCCATTTAAAATAACAAGTGGATATAGATGTGCAGATCATCCGATAGAAAAAGTCAAATCTGAACCAGGCACGCACGCATTAGGATTGGCTGCTGACGTATTTCTAAGAGGCGAGCAAGCACTAGAAGTAATATCAAAAGCAACTGATTATGGATTTACAGGCATAGGAATTAACCAAAAAGGCAATGCAAGATTTATACACTTGGACATATCAAAAGACTCACAGGGCAGGCCACGCCCTCATGTGTGGAGCTATTAAATGGAAATAAGCTCTATTTTATTATGGAATATTATAATGACCTTGGTGTTTGGTCCTATTATCTATAGTATTCGTTCTAGCGCGACAGAAATCAAAAGAGTTGATATACTACTCAATAAGACCAGAGAAGAAGTTGCTATGCGATTTGTTACCAAAGAAGAATTGATAATGAATATGGATAGGGTTATAGAGCGCATAGATAAGCTAGACGCAAAAATAGATAAATTAATAACACAATAATATGGCAATAAAATCAGAAGATCCTAGGGAATATATAGCAGCATTAGGCGATATCAGTTCATTATTAAACGAAAACTTGGGTTTAGGTTCTGCTAATATAGCTAACTTAAATAATGTTGGCGCAGGAAGAGGTGGTTTTATGCAAAATTTAAAAAATGCTTTCAACCAAAAACCACAACTAGGTCCAGATGAATTTGGTAGTTATGTAATACCACCTTCAGACCCAACATATTCAAGTGGTTTTGACTATGCGCGTTCTATAGCAGGTGGCATACCAATGTCTCAAGTCATTGCACCAGGTGTAAGTTATTCCCCAGAACAACCAATGGGTTATACACAAGAACAATTAAACAGACCAAAAGACATGCCAGCACCACCTCCACCTCCTCGTTCTATAGATCGCAGGGGTGATGATGTTGATTTCTTAGGAACAGGTATCGGTGGTTTAAATATACCTGTAGATAGAAAACAAGACTTTCCTCCTTTAAGTAACTTACTAAACATAGGTAAATTATTTGGTGGTGGTTTTGATCAAGAAGCTATAGACAAAATAGTACAAGAGCGAATAGCTGAAAGTATGCCAACCTTTGAACAACCTGATTTATCAAAGTTTATTACTAAAGAAGATTTACCAGCACCCAATATTTTTGATGAAGAGGCGTTGAGAAAAGAGTTGATGGAAGATATGAGGGGTAGCATTAATATACCACAAATGCCTGATTTATCTGGTTTAGCTAGACTAGAAGATATACCACAATACCAAGCACCTGATTTATCTGGTTTTGCAAGGTTAGAAGATATACCAACAATGCCTACTTTTGACCAAGAAGCATTAAGAAAAGAACTTATGGAAGATATGAGAGGAAGTATTAATATTCCTGATATAAGCGGTCTTGCTAGGCTGGAAGATATACCAAGTTTTGACCCAAGCGTTTTAAAGCAAGATATATTAATGTCTATACCACAACAACAAGTTCCAGATGTTTCTAAATTTGTAACACAAGATGATATATCTAAAGCTATAGCTGGTATTGATATGCCAACTTTCCAACAACCAGATTTATCTGCTTATGACACAAGACTTGCACAACTAGAAGAACAACTTGCTGGTTTTAAACAACCAACTGGCGGTAGATTTTCTGTAGATCAACAATTGCCTATGGGATTATTTTAATGTCAGTATCACACGAAGAAGTAGTTAAAGCTGCACAAGCAGAACAAATATTAACCTCAGAAGTTTTTAAAGAAGCGGTAGAAAATCTTAAAAACGAATACATTACTCATTGGTTAAACTCAAGAGAGATAGATGATGTTAATGCTAGAGAAGATATCCACAGATCATTATTACTATTACCAGAGGTTGAGAGACATCTGCGTATCATTGCTGAAAAAGGCAAACTTACAAAAGCTAATATAAACAAAATTAGAAATATTGGTTAAACCTTCCCTTTTTACACATTATTAAGCTAAAATACTCTTAAATACATAAGGAGTATTTATTATGGCAATAACGGATAAACCGACTGCTTTACAAACTGATAAGGAAGTTACTACTTCGATGTTTGAAAGTTTCTTAACCCCTGAAGAGGATAAGGTTGAAGATGCAGTCACAGAAACAGAAGAAGTAACACAAGAAGAAGTTATCGAAGATGATTCCGAATTTGTTGATGAAGAAATTGATCAAGAAATTGCAGATGAATTAGAAGATGACTATGAAGAAGAACTGGATGAAGAACAAACCGATGTTGAAGAGGAAGCTCCGCAACTTCAAAAATTTACTGTAAAAGTAGATGGCCAAGAGGTAGAAGTCACGCAAGAGGAACTCGTCAATGGATATTCTCGTCAGCAAGATTATACGCGTAAAACACAAGAACTCTCTCAACAGCGTAAGACTATTGAGCAGCAGCAAGCAGAGTTAGCGCAAAGAGATGCGATTTATTCGCAGTTGTTACCGAAGATGGAAGCCCAATTAAAGGGCGAACTGGCTAACGAACCAGACTGGAACACTTTGTACGAAGATGATCCTGTTGGGTATGTTCGCGAAAAACAGCTTTGGGATGAAAAGAAAGAAAAGCTTAGTGCTGTAAGTGCTGAACAACAAAGGCTTCAACAAGAGGCTTTGGTTAAAAAGCAACAACAACTTCAACAGTTTGTTGAATACGGCAATCAAAAGCTTCTTGAAATAATCCCTGAATGGCAAAACCCAGAGGTTGCTGCCAAAGAAAAAGCTGCTATAAGCGAATATGCTGTAAATTTTTTGGAGTACACTCCAGAAGAAATACAACAGGTTTATGATTATCGTGCTTTGCTTGGTTTAAGAAATGCTTGGTTAAACTCTAAAACAGTTGAAGCCACAAAGAAAAAACCAACACAAAAAGCACCAGCAAGAGTGGCTAGACCTGGAACTACTAACCGACCTAAATCGGCAGCACCTGTGAAGAAAGCAAAACAAAGGTTAGCTAAGTCTGGAAAAGTCCAAGACGCAGCTAAAGTTTTTGAACAATTAATTTAATTTTATAAAGGAATATAAAAATGGCAAAGGTAACTAACGCATTTGACACATATTCGGCAACAGCTGACAGAGAAGATTTAAGTAATATTATTTACAACATCTCTCC